AATCAGTTCGCACTTCTCGTAGCCCAGTTGCTGTTGAGACTTTTAAACTTCTTGGCGCATTACCAAATAAGGATATTGCTCTTGAAGAAATGAATCAAGCTGCTGATGCTGGTTTAATCTCTGCTGGTGAATCTACATATGTTCGTATTTTCCCACTACAACAGAATGAATCATTTAAAGTTGTTAATGACACTGCTCACAGCTTGTTCTTGACTTCTATTATTGTTAATCAAGATTTCTTCAAACAGTTCGATGCTAAAACTCAAGAAATTATGGCAACTGCTGCTTTCAATGCTGCTCGTAAAGAGCGTCGTGAATCTGTTGCTGGTATTCCTAACATTCTTGCAGAGTGTGAAGCCAAAGGTGTTGAAGTTGTTCGTATGTCTGCCGAAGAAGAAATTAAATTTAAATCTCTTACTTCTAAAGTATATGATAAATTCGCTGATTACTTCACTCCAGGATTGGTTCAGAAGATTCAGTTACACTAATTAAAATTTAGTGACTAAATATTAGGGAGCTTCGGCTCCCTTTTTTATTTTGAGAGATTATGAAAAAAATATTATATTACAATGTGCATTTGGTATCACACGTTATAGATGCTGATAAAATGGTATTATCTAAATTTTTATCACCCAACTATAATGATGCCTTGTTTGACAATTATAGTAAATTTGGGTTAAACAAACATAACGCAGTTTTTGATAGATCTGGGCATTTACCCCATTTCTTAAATATGGATTTAACTGCGCATCCAATGCTTAAAAAGATAGAAAATTATAACTTATCTTTCTTTGAGATTACTGAACTTAGGTGTAAGCAGCTTCTTGCAACAGGGAAACCTATTAATGTTCTTTGGTCTGGTGGCATTGATAGCACATATATCCTATTGATGTTATATTATTTCGCGAATGATAAATCTCAAGTTAGAATAGAGGGAACTTATAATTCTATTATTGAGTCTGGAGATATGTTTGATAGGAAATTAAAACATATGTTCCATTATAATATTAATGTTGCAGCAGGGACTGATTTTAAATATAATGATGACGCATTATATGTTAGTGGGATGGGTGGTAATCAGCTATTTGGTCCAACAGATAATATGTTTGCAACTGGTGGACCAGCGATGTTCCACCACACATTAGGAACAAAAGAGACCATATATGAGTCATATGAACGAAATATAGATCCAGAATTACTAGAGTTTTTTGACCCAATGATTAAGAACAGCCCAAAACCTATTGAGACTGTTGCAGATCTACGATGGTATTGTATTTTTAATTTAGATTGGTATACTGCTTTATATGAACACAAAATTGTCATAGAAAAATGTAAAGCAGAAAAAATTATGGCATTCTTTGATACAGAACAGTTTCAGGAATGGGCAATTAATACAAAAGAACCCTTTACTAAGATAAAAGGAAATGCAAATACCCATAGATGGCAAATGAGAGAAATATTATCTGATTTGTTTGGCGAAAATCACTACGCTGATAATAAATCTAAATTAATATCCAGCTACGGAATGGTAGATCCTACTTGGCTATTTCTCCTCTCTAATGGTGAAAATATCCTTGCATAACCCAACTTGCATATCTTATAAATAAAGAGGTATAAGAATAATGATTGGGATTCAAAAATGGCGACGATCAGCAATCTCTTCGTAGACGCAGGAGCAGATTATAGCAATATAATCACAGTCTCGGCGACAACAGGACAGGCTCTAAATTTAACTGGATATACTGTGGCTTCTCAGATGAGAAAGTCGTATACTTCCAGCACCAGCTACAACTTTAGTTCCTCAATTTATGATGCTGTAAATGGTAAAGTTCGTTTACAGTTAACAGGAACACAATCCAGTGCCATTCCCGCAGGGAGATGGCTTTACGACGTTGAGATATCTTCTCCATCAGGATCTAAGACTAGAGTGGTGGAAGGAATTGTAACAGTAACCCCACAAATTACACAAATATAATGTCAGATACAATTGCTATTGTTACGCCTGACCAAGCGTTATCGGTCGCTGTTTCAGAGGGTGTTGTTACACTTTCTTCAAGCAATATTTCAAATCCTGCTGTGGTTGAGTCACTTTCAAATGTCGCCGATGTCGATATGACTACAAATGGTAAGATAAATGGATCAGTTTTAGTGTATAGAACAACAACAAATAAATGGACAGCTTCCACTACGCTTGATGCGCAGAACATGGAAGGTGGCGAATTTTAATCGGAGAATAAAAGATGGCATCAATAATTAGAATTAAACGCTCATCAGTTTCAGGAAATCCAGCAACACTAGGTGCTGGAGAATTAGCATATTCAGCACTTAATGGTGCGGGTGGAAATCGTCTATACATTGGTATGGGCTCAGAGACTTCAGGTAATGCTGCTAACCACTACGTAATCGGTGGTACTTACTATACTGGTTTGGTTGACGCATCAGTCGCTGGGACATTAACTACTAGCGCATCTTCAATTCCAGTGCTTTCTGCAACTGGTACAATCGATAAGTGGTTAGTTGGTAACTTACAGCTAACTACTAATACATTATCTTCCACTAACACCAATGGTGATATTACAATTCAGCCTAATGGTAGTGGTAGAGTTAGTCTTTATAATCCATATATTAACCAGTCTGGCACTTTAGTAACTCTGGATGAATATATCTATGATACAGTCGGTGGTACTATTACTGCTGGTACTGGTATTACTTCTACAGTTAGCGATCCAGCTAATACAACAACTCTTTCTATCACTAACACTGGTGTTACTGCTGGTAGTTATGGTTCTGCCACTTCAGTTCCAACATTCACTGTTAATGCGCAAGGTCAATTAACTGCTGCTGGATTAGCTAGCATTTCTACAACTTTAAATATTGCTGGTGGAACTGGCACTGCTGCTGTTGCTCTTGGTACTGATACATTAACCTTCGTTGGTGGTACTGGTATTACTACTACTGCTAGTAAAGTTTCCACTGCTGATAGTTTAACTATTGCTATTGATTCAACTGTTGTTACCTTAACTGGTACTCAGACTCTTACAAATAAGACTTTAACTAGTCCAACTATCAATGGCGCAACTATTGGTTCAGCAGGTGCTACATTTAATGGTTCTACTTCTGGCACAATTACTGTCCTTGCCAGTGCTGTCGCTGGATCAAATTCGTTAACTCTACCAGCTGCCACAGATACTCTAGTTGGTAAAGCAACAACAGATACACTAACTAATAAAACAATTAACTTAACTAGCAATACTTTAGTTGCTACTTCTGCTCAGTTAGCTGCTGCTATTACTGATGAAACAGGTTCTGGTCTTGTAGTATTTAATAATAGTCCTACTTTAATTGCACCAACTCTTGGTGTAGCTTCTGCCACTACAATTAATAAAGTTACTCTTACTACTCCAGCTACTGGTTCTACTTTAACTATCGCTGATGGTAAAACTTTTACTGTAAACAATACATTAACCTTAACTGGTACTGATACTTCTTCAATAGCATTCGGTGCTGGTGGTACTGTTGCTTATGTAGCAAACAAACTAAGCGTATTTGCTGCAACTACTTCTGCTGAACTTGCTGGTGTTATCTCCGATGAAACTGGTTCTGGTGCTTTAGTATTTGCTAACAGCCCGACTCTAATAACTCCAACTCTTGGTGCTGCTCTAGCAACTAGTATTACTGCTACTAGTGGTAGTATGGTTGTTAATGCTGCAGCTGGTAATAACAGTGTAAACTTAGTTCCTACTGGAACTGGTACTGTTGATGTTGCTAATAAGCGTATTACTTCTGTTGCTGAACCTACTCAGTCTACTGATGCTGCTACTAAGAACTATGTTGATGCTGTTAAAACTGGTTTAGATCCTAAAGATTCAGTTCGCATCGCAACGACTGCTGCACTAAGCGCAACGTATGCCAATGGAACTTCTGGTGTTGGTGCAACCCTTACTAACTCTGGCACTCAAGCTGCGTTTACAGTTGACTCTATCGTTGGTGTTATTGGTGATCGTGTTCTGGTTAAAGACCAAGCAACTGCGCTACAAAATGGTTTCTACTCAATTACCACTGTTGGTACTGCTTCTACAAACTGGGTATTGACAAGAACTGTTGATGCAGATCAAAATACTGAATTAACTCCTGGTGCATTCACTTTCGTTGAAGAAGGTACTGTTAATGGTCAGAATGGATATGTTTGTACTAATACTGGATCAGTTACAATTGGTACTTCATCAATCACTTTTGTTCAGTTCTCTGGCGCAGGTCAGATTATCGCTGGTGATGGTTTAACTAAATCTGGTAATACACTAAACGTAGGTGGAACTACAAACCGTATTTCTATCTCTGCTGATGCTGTCGATATCTCTGCAAGTTATGTTGGTCAAGCGACTATTACTACTCTTGGTACTATCGCTACTGGCACTTGGCAAGGTTCTGTTGTTGGTGCTACTTATGGTGGTACTGGTGTTAATAATGGAGCCAATACATTAACACTGGCAGGTTCAGTATCTCACGCTGGCTCATTTAGTCAAACATTCACCGCTACTGCTAATACTACATTAACACTACCAGTAACAGGAACTCTTGCTACTTTAGCTGGAACTGAGACTTTAACTAATAAGACTCTTACTGCTCCAGTTATTGCAACTATTGTTAATACTGGTACTCTAACACTACCAACGTCTACTGACACTTTAGTTGGTCGTGCCACTACTGATACCCTTACTAATAAAACAATCACTGGTGCGATAATCACTACTGGCAGTATTAATAATACTCCAATCGGTGCAACTACTACTAATACTGGTGCGTTCACTACATTAAATGCAAGTGGTACTATTACGGCTCAAGGAAATCTTACTGGTGCTGGTGCTGCAACTTCTACTCTCGATGGATTTAACATTGATGGTGGAACATATTAATAGTTACTAAATACAATTAGTCGCTGGGGTTTTTACCCCAGTTTAACCTTTTTAGGAAGATGAATGAGTAATTTACTTATACTCAAGAAATCGTCTGTTGGAGCAAAAGTTCCAATTGCAGACGATTTAACTTACGGTGAATTGGCATTAAACTATGCTGACGGTAAACTGTATTTCAAAGATTCTTCCAACGTAATAAATTTTCTCGGTTCATCTTCTGCAACCGAGACTCTTACAAATAAAACCCTTACCTCTCCGAGCCTAACTGGTACAGTTGCAATAACTGCTACTACGCTACTTTCTATTAATGGTGTTACTGGTTCTACTGGGCAATATCTTGCTCGTGGACCAACTGGTCTTACTTGGACAACTGCACCATCCCCTGCGCTTTCTTCTTTAACAGACGTTGTAATTAGCAGTCCAACAGCTCAACAAGTTTTAACATATACAGGTTCCGCATGGATTAACGCTGCATCAAATGCAGTTGTTGCTTCTGCGGTTTTTGCTACATCTCAATCAGATCTTGGTTATGTTTATGATAGTAATATATCACTATCTGAAGATGAAGGTTCTATCACGGGCATCGCAAACAACATCTATGACTTGGGTGTTCTAAGTTTCACAGGTATTATCTCATTAAACAACATAGACCAATCGATCAAATCAGATTATCTTGGTTACTCTATTATTTTCGGATTCTAAGGATATACAATGGCACGTCAGTTAATTGAAAAATACATATTTACCCCAAATGCTGCAGGATACGGCACGATAAAATTTCCAGGTAAAGTTGACTTAACACAGCTATTAATTATTGCCAACAAAACTCAGCAGACCAACATCTATGCGATTGGTGATCCTACTAAGAATGGTACAATCGTATATAATCCGGATGATGTCACTTTTATGGGTAATACTGTTCAGTACTCTGAACAAGTTGGCGCAAGTACTGTAACATTTGCAGCAGATACATCATCAATGTTATCTACTGATAAAGTTGCAATTTATACTGATGCACCAAAACAAATTGGTAATATTGTTCGTCCCTATGCATTCGGTATTGATGCTATTGAACGCCAGAGGGTGGCAATGCCCCAAGCGTTAATTGACGCTGACTTTGAGTATGGATTGCAACCAACTAAATGGCAGAACTATTCTGATATCCGTGGTATTCCAGGTATTTACGAAAAACCTGGACTTGACTTGTTCATGACCAACATTACTTCAGATGGTGGTAATCCATCTATTATGACTGTAACCTGTTCACAGGCGCATGGTCTTACTGTGGCCCAACCAGTTATTATCTTCGGTACTGCTGGTGTTTCAAATGCTGCTCGTGCTGAGGGTGCTTTCGTTGTATCTACTGTTCCTGATACAACTAGTTTTACTTATTTTGCTAAGGGTATTGTTGGAACTAACGGAACTTCTGTTTACAATCAATCAACCTATGCTCGTCGTGGTGGTTTTTATGCTGGTGCTGGTTTACCAATTACTGGATATGTTTCTGATGCTAACTCCCCATCTAAAATTACAGTAACCTGTTCAGCAAACCATGGTTTGGTAGCAGGTGCTCCAATTGTTAACGTAGTTACTTCAGCTGGAACAAACCATACTTTAATGAGTGGTAATTTCTTCGTTGAAACAGTTCCTACTGGAACTACATTTACCTTTACTGCTCGAGTTGGTGGCGCAGTTGCAAACGCATCTATTGTTGCTGTAACTTATACTCGTTCTGATGCTTATGTTCAACATAGAGCATTTGATGGTGGTGTTAACATTGGTACGTTCTTACCTTCTCATGGTGCATCTGTTTCTCGTCAAACTAAGAAATACATGCGTTACCAATCGGGTAAAGGTATGCTTTGGACTTCTGGTGTTCTCTTTAATCCAGTTATGAACTTAGATCAGATCTCTGCTGCAGCTACTACAGTTGGTTCTGTGATAACAGTTTCAACTGAAATTGACCATGGGTTGCAAGCAGGTGCCACAATTCAAATTGCAGGTGTTGTTACTTCTGGCTATAATGGAACTTATGGTGTTGCGACAATTCTTAACGAATCACAATTTACTATTAATGCTATTGCTACTCTTGGTAGCACTTCGGCTGTAATTACTAATCTTCCACGTGTCACTGTTAAAAATTGGATTGGCGCCACTACTCGATGTGGTCCATTCGATGACCAAAATGGATTATTCTGGGAATTCGATGGTGTTGAATTGGCAGTTGTTAAGCGTTCAGCAACATATCAGCTATCAGGATTTGTATCTGTTACTGCAGGATCACAACTTGTAACTGGATCTACTTGTCGTTTCACTCAACAATTAAAAGTTGGTGATTCTATTGTTATTCGTGGCATGACATATCGTATTGGTTCTATTACCGATGATAATTCTATGACGATTAATCCAGAGTATCGTGGTGTTAATAACTCTGCAGGTATTAAGATCGCTCAGATTATTGATACTCGTATTCCACAATCACAGTTTAACTTCGATAAGATTGATGGCACTGGTATTTCTGGTTATAATATTAACCTAAACAAAATGCAGATGTTGGGAATTTCATTCTCTTGGTATGGTGCTGGTTTTATTGATTTTATTTGTCGTGGTGGTGATGGTAATATGATTCAAGTCCACCGCATGAAACAAAATAACTTAAATGATGAGGCATACATGCGCACAGGTAATACTACTGTTCGTTATCAAGCCATTAATGAATCTGCTCGAGATCGTTTAAATGCAACTATGACCAACACTCAAACCACTATGGATTTAGTTGATGCATCAAGATTTCCTTCTACTGGTGGTATCGTTTTAGTTGATGGTGAGTATATTAGTTATACTGGTAAATCCAGTAATACTTTAACTGGATGTACTCGCGGTGCGTCATTCTCTATGTTCGTTGGTGGTTCTACTAAAACATTTTCTGGTGGGGCTGCAGCAGTACATGCTGTTGGTAATGGATATAATTCTGTTACTCTTATTAGCTGTACTTGCTCTCCAATTATTAATCACTGGGGTTCTTCATATATTATGGATGGCAACTTTGATGAAGATCGTGGTTACTACTTTAACTATGCTGCAACTGGAGTTTCATTAACATCAGGACAAAGTAAAACTGCGTTCTTCTTAAGACTTGCACCTTCAGTATCAAACTCAATTGCGGGACAGTTCGGTGATCGAGATCTTATTAATCGTTCACAATTATTATTGCAGCAATTACAAATTCAGTCAGACCAATCTGTACAAGTTTATGGTATCTTAAATCCAGGTAATATTGATGCGTCATCATTAACTTGGACTGCAGTTAATACAACGGCATTAGGTTCTCAACCTTCTTTTGCTCAGGTATCAACAAGTAGTTCTACTGTAGCAACTCCAGGTGAACAAAACTTTAGTACACTGGGGCAACCTGGTGGTTTTGCCCAAATTGACTTATCAAAACTTAAAGAATTAACAAACTCAGCAATTGGTGGATATAGTAATTTCCCTGACGGACCAGACGTTTTGGCAGTTATTGTTAAGAATCTTACTACTAATACTGCTAGTGCCAACATTAACTTGTTCTGGTCAGAAGCACAAGCCTAAATATAATCGAATTAGAGGAAACCTATGTCAACACAAGTACAATTTAGAAGAGGTACAACTACACAGAATAATGCGTTCACTGGAGCGCAGGGGGAATTGTCTGTTGACACCGATCTTAAAACTCTACGTCTACATGATGGAACTACCGCAGGTGGTGGTTCCACTATGCTTAATAACATATCTGCACAGACTGCTTTAAATAAAACATTTAGTACTGGTTCTGTTTGGCAGGGTAATGCTGTTGGTTTGGGTTATGGTGGAACAGGTTCTGCTCTTAGTCCTACTGCTGGTGCTGTTTTATATTCTACTTCTAGTGGTCTTGCTCTTTCTGCAGCAGGTACATCTGGTCAAGTCCTGGTTTCTGGTGGTACTGGTGCTCCAACATTCGTTGCTGCTTCTTCTATCACAGCAGGTACTTCTACTCTAGCAACTACTGCAACTAACATCGCTGGTGGTTCTGCTGGTCAGTTAATTATTCAATCTGATACATCTTTAACTACATTTATTACTGCTGGTTCTCCAGGCACTTTCTTACAATCAGCTGGTGCTGGTTATGCTCCAACTTGGGCAGCTGGTCAGGTTATTATCGGTAGTACTGCTGTTCCTCTTGGTTCAACTATTACCTCTTTCTCTGGTTTAGCAAACTTAATAATGGGTAATGGTAGTTATGGCGGTGGTTCAATTTCTGCTCCAGGTATTACTGGCTCTGGTCCATGGACAGTTACAGTTACTGGCATAACATCAACAACTGGTCTTGCTGCTGGTCAACAAATTGTCGCAGCTGTAGGAACTGGATCTTTATATAATTCAGCTACTAGCGTAGTAATTGCAAGTGTTATTTCTTCAACAAGTATTACTGTAACAGTTACTGGTGGTACAACACCAACTGCTGGTACTATTACTGGTATTACTGTTCTTGGTTATTTACAAGTTCCAGTTGGTACAACTGCTCAGCGTTCATGGGCTCCAGCTACTGGCATGATTCGCTATAATAGTGATCAAGTTTCCTTTGAGGGGTATTCTTCTGGTGCTTGGTCATCTCTTGGTGGGGTTTCTTCTGTAAACAAATATACTTACATCAGAGCAGAAACTTCTGCTGGTGCTGCTAATGGTGATTTGGATTTCTTTGCTCAAAATGCTGGTGTTACTGCTGCAGTTCAAGTTGGCCAATGGAATAGAACTAACTTAAAAGATTATACTGGTACATTAGTTGGCACACAAACAACACAGTCAGTATTTGATACTACTGCCACTACTGTTAATGCTTTCGGTGCAGCAACCACCCTAACATTAGGTAATGCTACTTCTGCTACATTAACGCTGCGTCCAGGAACTGTGGTTGGTTCAAATACTACTCAAAATTTATATAATACGGCTGCCACTACGTTAAACATAGGTGGTGCAGCAACTACATTGGCTCTTGGTGCTACTACTGGTACAGCGACTATTGCTAACCCAACAGTTACGCTAACAAATGCTACTGCGTTGAACCTTAATGGTGCGTCACCAGCAATTACAACTACTAGCACTACTGCTTCTGTATTTAATGCTACAGTTACTACACTAAACATAGGTGGTGCAGCAACCACATTGGCTCTTGGTGCGTCTACTGGTACAACAACTGTTAATAATAACTTAACAGTTACTGGTAACTTAACTATTAATGGTACAACAACTACTGTCAATGCTACAACTGTTCAAGTAGCAGATAAAAATATTGAACTTGGTATCACAGGAACACCAACTGATACTACTGCTAATGGTGGTGGTATTACTCTAAAAGGTACTGTTGATAAAACTATCGTTTATGATAATACCAATAATAACTGGACTTCTTCTGAACATTGGAACTTGGTTTCTGGTAAGTCATTTAAGATTGCCACCGTAAACGTCCTTGACGTTTCTACAGTTCTTGGTGCTGCTACTTCTGCTACAGTTGCTGGATCTGCGACTACATTAAGTATTGGTGCTTCTACTGGTACTGCTACAATTAATAATGCTATTGTATCATTGCCAAATGCTACAGCGATTACTACTGGACAAACAACTGTTGCACTATTAAATACTACTGCTACAACAGTTAATGCGTTTGGTGCTGCTACTGCTCTAAACTTAGGTGCTGCTACTGGTACAACAACTGTTAATAATGATGTAACTCTTGCCGCTAACAAGAAGATCGTAATGACTAACATAGTTGATATGATTCCATTTACTGGAACCACTTCTTCTACAACTGCTACTGCGATTACTACATTCCCAACTGCTACATATCGCTCTGGTAAGTTATTAATGCAGGTTGTTAATGGTTCTGCATATAGAATTTTAGAACTATTAGTTCTTCATGATGGAACAAATGTTACACTATCTGAGAACTATGCCAATGCTACTGAAATTCAAACAGCAACTACAAGTACTACTTTTACTGCTTCTATCTCTGCTGGTACATTAACTGTTTATGCCACTGCTTCTGCTGGTACATCTGTAGTTAAAGGTCATGCAACTTTATTCAAGGTATAATATATGGCAATCCCAGCTTCTAGAGAAGATTTAAAACAATATTGCCTACGTGATCTTGGTGCACCTGTTATCGAGATTAACGTAGATGATGACCAATTAGAAGATCGTATTGATCAATCGCTAGATTACTGGCGTCTATATCACTATGAAGGTATCGAACAAGTATATCTAAAGTGTCAAATTAAAGCATCAAGAATTACTCTTACCACAAATAATGCAGCATCGTTTGGTTTAGAAAATAAAATTACTGGAGTTTCTTCTGGAGCAACTGCAACAGTTACCAGAGAAAATTCTGCTGTATCTACTGGTAATACTTTAATTGTTAAAAACGTAGTTGGTACTTTTATTGCTGGTGAGACTATCGGTAATGGTACAATTACTGCTACTCTTGGATCAGGAACTCCTTGTGTTTTTGGCGAGTATGATAAGCGTTATATTGATATCGATGATTCAGTATATGGTGTTCAGAAAGTTTTATCTATCGGACAATCAAGTTCGTCAAAGAATATTTTTGATTTACAGTATCAATTGCGCTTAAATGATTTGTATGATTTAACTTCTACATCAATCATTTATTACAAAACTGTAATGTCTCATTTGGCTCTATTAGATTTAGAATTAAATGGTCATACACTGTATCGTTTTAATCGTTTACAAAATAGACTTTACCTAGATATTAATTGGGCAACTGATATTTCGTTTGGTGATTATATTATTGTTCAAGCATATCGTGCCTTAGATCCAGCTACATTTAGTAAAGTGTGGAATGAAAACTGGATTAAGCGTTATACTACTGCGCAATTTAAACGTCAGTGGGGTACTAATATGAAAAAGTTTGGTGGTCTACAACTTCCAGGTGGCGTTACTCTTAATGGTAAAGATACTTATGATGAAGCCATGGTTGAAATTCAAACATTAGAAGACGAACTACAAAATAAATCTGCTCCCCTAGAATTCTTCTTAGGATAATATGAGTACCGTAAATGTATATTTTACTCAGGGAACTAAAAATGAGCAGTTCCTAATTGAGGACTTGATCATAGAATCGTTAAAGATTTATGGTCATGAGACATTTTACATTCCAAGAACATTGGTTTCTAAAGATGATGTGCTTGGTGAAGATCGTTTAAGTCAATTTAAAACTGCATTTCCAATTGAAATGTATTTCGAAAATATTAATGACTTTGGTGGTAGTGGTACTTTTATTCAAAAGTTTGGTTTAGTTATTGAACAGTCTGCAACCTTAGTAGTTGCACGTAGACGTTGGAACCAATTTGTTGGAAGATACGGAGTTACACAAATACCAAATAGACCATGCGAGGGTGATTTAATTTATTACCCTGTCTCTGGTGACTTGTTTGAAATTAAGTTTGTTGAACATCAAAACCCATTTTATCAACTTGGTAAGTTGTATACATATAAACTTCAAATTGATTTATTCCAATATTCTTCTGAAGCAATTGATACTGGGATCCCTGAGATTGATGCGTTTGAATCTCTTAAGACGTTCAATACAAATACTACAAGAAACCTAACTGGACAGGTAAAAACTATTACTATGACAAATAGTGGTTCAGGATATACTTCTATTCCAACTGTTGTGTTTACTACTAGTACTGGTAGAAATGCAACAGCAACAGCAGTTAGAGGAACCTCTGGGGCATCACTTAATAAGATTACAGGAGTAACTATTACAAATCCTGGCACTGGGTATCAAACTCCTCCAGTAATAAGTTTTATTGGAGGAGGTGGCACAGGTGCTGCTGCTACTTGTACTATTGATATTGATATTGACCAAGCAGATGGCTTTGGTGAAAATAATACTTTTAAATCTGCATCAAGTGGTGTATTAAACTTTGATGAGTCTAATCCATTCGGGAAAATTGTATAATGCTTAATGGAAATGTATACTACCATGGTTCTATAAGAAAGACGATCGTAGCATTCGGTCGTTTGTTCAGTGACATCTATATCGATCGTAAACAAGGTGACTCTGTAACTGGAACTACACTTCAGCGTTTACAAGTTCCTGTTTCTTATGCTCCAAAAGAAAAGTGGTTAGTTCGTGTCGAACAACAAGTAGATATTGAAAACAATACTACAATGATTTCTCTACCAAGAATGTCATTTGAAATAATTGGTTATGTTTATGATTCATCTCGTAAACTTAACAGAATGCAACAAATTAAAACTGATGTATCAAACTCTACTAAACCAGTAGTTTATACACCAGTTCCATATAACTTAGATTTATCACTTTATGTTATAACGAAGACGCAAGAGGATGGGCTTCAAATTATTGAACAGATTCTTCCTACGTTTAGTCCTGAATATACACTTCAAATTAATATGGTTCCTGAAATGGGAATTATTATGGATGTTCCTGTTATTCTTAATAGTGTTTCTGTTGTAGATGAATATGATGGTAACTTTACTGATAGACGATATGTTACCCATACATTAAATTTTGAAATGAAACTTAATTTATATGGTCCAGTTTCTGGACAAGGTATTATTACTGAAGTTAATTCTAATATTGGAGAAACTGAAGCTGGTGGTACCAATCGGGTATATACTGCTGCAGGTGACGTCACTACCGCAACAGTTACTTCGGAGCAGTGGACTGGCCAAGGATTGTAAATGGCAGAAATATATAATTCGAATTCGAACTTAAAAGCAGCAGGTGTAGTAGTTGATTTTACACAGGATAATATTAAAGAGTACATGAGATGTGCTCAAGATTATCTTTATTTTATTGAGAACTATTGTTATATTGTTACGCTAGACCATGGTCTCCAGCTGTTTAAACTGTATGACTGTCAGCGCAATAAATTAAATGTAATTCATAATAATAGACGTGTTATCCTTATGGAAGGACGCCAGCAGGGGAAAACTACTACCTCTGCAGCATATATTCTTTGGTATACATTATTCCAAGCAAATAAACAGGTTGCTATCTTAGCCAATAAAGCAACTGCTGCAAGAGAAGTTTTAAATCGTTATCAAACTATGTATGAGATGCTTCCTCTATGGATGCAACAAGGTGTTACTACTTGGAACAAAGGTGACGTAGAATTAGAAAATGGTTCAAAGGTATTTACAGCTGCTACTTCTACTTCTGGTATTCGTGGTAAATCTGTTAATTTACTTTATGTTGACGAAGCTGCGATTATTCCAAATAACGTAGCGGAAGAATTCTTTACTTCTGTTTACCCAACTATTTCTGCTGGTGAAACAACAAAGATTCTTTTATCTTCAACTCCACTTGGCTATAATCACTTCTGGAAATTTTGGAATGATGCTGAGAATGGTCGTAATGGTTTTACTGCTTTGTTTATTCCGTATTGGGAAATTCCTGGACGTGATGATAAATGGGCAGCAGAACAGAAAGCAATGCTTGGTGAACTTAAATATAATCAAGAGGTTTCTTGTAAATTCCTTGGTTCTAGTTTAACTTTAATTAGTGCTGATGTTATTGCTAAGATGTCAATTGATCCTAGAATATATGAAAAAGATGGATTAGATGTTTATGTAAGACCACAAAAAGGTCATACATATTGTTTAGTTGCTGACGTAGCAAAAGGTGTTGGTGGTGATTATTCGGCTTTCCAAGTAATGGATATTACTGAGGCACCATATAGAATTGTTGCAAAATATAGAAAAAATGATATTAGTCCTTTGTTATATCCCAATATACTTTATAAAATAGGTAAGGAATATAATGAAGCATATCTCTTAATTGAGATTAATGTTAGCGAACAGGTTGCCCATATCTTGTATAATGAATTAGAATACGAGAATATTTTGTTCGTCAATCGTCAAACCCAAGGGCAATACGTTGGTGCTGGCTTCGGTGGGGGTAAAACCCAACTTGGAGTTAATACTGATAAAAAGATTAAACGAATTGGATGTCATAACTTCAAATCTTTAGTCGAAGAAAACAAATTATTGATCACTGATGCAGATACGATCTCTGAAATCTCTACTTTTATTGAGAAAAAAGGATCTTATGAAGCAGATGAGGGTTATCATGATGACTTGGTTATGCCTTTAGTTCTTTTTGGATGGTTGACTACTCAGCCATATTTCAAAGACCTAAATAACATAAACCTAAGAACTATTATGTACGAGAAACAAATTCAAGCGATTGAAGATGAACTCACTCCCTTTGGGTTCTATGATGATGGAAACGATGAAAAAACCCCATTGAATTTTTGAGAAAACCAAGAAAAACTAAATAAATGGTAGACAAGATTTCTGTCTAAAAGTAAAACTTATTAACAAGGAGAATTACAATGCCTTTCCAATTATCTCCAGGCGTTGCAGTCGTAGAAAAAGATTTTTCAGCGATCGTTCCAGCAGTATCCACTAGTCGTGGTGCCTCTGTTGGTGCGTATGCGTGGGGTCCAGTAATGTCCCCAGTTCAGGTTACTTCAGAGAATGAATTAGTTCAGATCTTTGGTAAACCTCAAAACGCTAATGCTCAAGCCTTTTTTACTGCAGCGAACTTCCTGTCATATACTAATGCATGTCTAGTTACTCGTGCAGATTGCACAAACTCTAAAAATGCGGTTGCGTCACAATCTGGTTCTGTAAACCTTATTACTGTTGGTACTCCTGGTTCTGGTTATACTTCTAGCCCTACAGTTGTTATTAGTGCTCCAAACGTAACTGGTGGTATTCAAGCTACTGGTACCGCTACACGCTCAGGTGGTGCTGTTACTGGTGTAACAGTTGCTGCTGGTGGTACTGGTTATACTTCTGCCACTATATTATTTACTGCTCCTACTGGTGCTGGTGGAATAACTGCTACTGGTACAGTTACTATGGTTTCTGGCGTAATCACTGCGATCGTAATTACTCAAGGTGGTACTGGTTATACTTCTGCCCCTACTGCTACCATTACAGGTAATGGTACTGGTGCTTCAATTGGTACTATTACTATTGCTGCATCTAGTATTACTGGTGTAACAATTAATACTGCTGGTACTGGTTATACTGCTGCTCCTACAATTAGTTTTACTGGAGGTGGTGGAAGTGCTGCTGTAGCTACTGCAACAATTATATCATCTGGTGTAAAAATTAATAACAGTTCTGATTACATATCTGCTTTTGCAAATGGTGAGGGTGTTGTTGGTGAGTGGGCTGCTAAGTATCCAGGTGCTCTTGGAAATTCTTTACAAGTATCAATGGCGGACTCAGCTACATTTACTGGCTGGGATTATGCTGGCGCATTCCCTAGTGCTCCAAGCACTTCACCATATGCGGCAAGTGTTGGTGGTTCTAATGACGAACTACACATTGCTGTTATTGATCAAGATGGTTTATGGACTGGTGTTCCAGGAACTATTCTAGAGAAATTTGCTTATGTTTCTAAAGCGTCTGATGGCAAATCTCCGAATGGAACTAACAATTATTATAAAAATGTAATTAATAGTGATTCTAAGTATATCTGGTGGATGGATCATACTACTGCAACTGTTGGTACTAGTAACTGGGGAACTGCAGCACAAGTTAATGCTACTCCTACTACTTTCCAATCATTAACAGCTGCTGTTACTAAATCACTTTCTGGTGGTGTTGATGATCTAGCAGTTACTGATGGTCAGTTAATGAATGCTTGGGCACTTTATGCTGATGATGCTCAGTATGATATTAGCCTATGCCCAGTTGGCGCAGCTTCTGCCACTGTCGCACAGTATGTTGTTTCTAGTGTTTGCGAGACTCGTCTTGACTGCGTGGCGTTTATTTCCCCACAAAACGTAAGCACTGGATCTCCAATTACTGGTACTGGCTCTGCTGCTACTACTGCTCTTAAAGCATTCCGTGATCTAATCTCTAGCACTTCTTATGCTGTTATGGATTCTGGTTACAAATATCAATACGATCGTTACTCAGATGTATATCGCTTTATTCCATTGAATGGCGATGTGGCTGGTCTATGTGCTCGTACTGATAACACTAATGATCCTTGGTTCTCTCCAGGTGGTCTAAATCGTGGTCAAATTAAGAACGTAGTTAAACTGGCTATCAACCCAACTAAAGCTGATCGCGATGTTATGTATTCTGCTGGTATTAATCCAGTTGTTACTTTCCCAGGTGAAGGTACTTGTTTATATGGCGATAAAACTCTATTGGCTAAACCAAGTGCGTTTGATCGTATTAACGTACGTCGTCTATTCATCGTGTTGGAAAAAGCAATTGCAACTGCTTCTAAATTCCAGTTGTTCGAATTTAACGACAGCTTTACTCAGGCACAGTTCCGTAACTTAGTAGAACCATTCTTACGTGGTGTTCAAGGTCGTCGTGGTATTACTGACTTCAAAGTGGTATGTGATGGTACAAACAACACTGGTGAAGTAATTGATGCCAATAAGTTTGTTGCAGACATCTTCGTTAAACCAAATCGTTCTATTAACTTTATTACTCTTAACTTTGTTGCTGCTCGTTCATCAATCAGCTTCTCTGAAGTTGGTGCGTAATAATAGATAAATATAGAAAGAATTAAGGAGAATTAAATGGCAAATATTGCTGATTTTAAAGCGCAGATGTTGGGTGGCGGTGCTCGCCCGAATCAATTCCGTGTTGAACTTACCTTCCCTAACTTCGTTACACTAGGTCCAGTAGCTGGTCAGCGTGCACAATTTTTGTGTAAAGCTGCTCAGTTACCTGCTTCCACTATTGAGAACATTGGTGTTCTTTATCGTGGTCGCCCTGTTAACTTTGCTGGTGAGCGTACTTTCCAACCATGGACTGTGACAATTTACAACGATACTACTTTTGGTATCCGTAATGCACTAGAACAATGGCAATCTGGTATTCAGAACTATGACACTACTTCTGGTCGTGTCAATCCTACTGATTATCAAGTTGACTTGCAAGTGCATCAATTAGACCGTAGTGGTTCAATCATCAAGACTTATAAGTTTGTTGATGCTTATCCAACTACTGTTTCTGCAATCGGTTTAGATTACGAACAACAAAATGCTATTGAACAGTTCGATGTAGAGTTCCAATACAACTTCTTTACATCTGCTACTGGTGCTGCTGCTGGATTTGGAGTTAATGTTTCTATTGATACTCCAGTTGGTAGCTTCCCACTATAATATTAAACACCTGAGGGTTTTACATTATGCAGTTATTTGGCTTTGAAATACTAAGAAAAAAGGAGAGGGAGTTAGACAGTATTGTCTCTCCTAACCCACAGGATGGATCAACTGTAGTAAACACTGGCGTTAATGCTGGTGGTTACTATGGTATGGTCATGGATCTAGATGGTGTTATTAAAAACGAGAACGACCTAATCCGTCGTTACCGTGAAGTTGCTACCTACAGTGATTGCGATGGTGCAATTGAAGATATCGTTAGTGAAGCAATTGTATACGATGAAGAAGATCAAACAGTTACTATTAATCTAGATGACGTTGAGATTTCTGATAGTATTAAGAAAAAAGTTCGTGCTGAGTTTCATGAAGTAATTAAGCTGTTAAAATTCCAAGAACGTGGTCATGAGATCTTTAGAACTTGGTATGTTGATGGTCGTCTTTACTATCATATTCTGTTAGATGAAACAAATTTAAAGCAGGGAATTGTTGAGTTACGCTATATTGATCCACGTAAAATTCGTAGGATTAAAAATGTAGTTAAATCAAGAACTCCTCAAGGTGTTGAAGTTGTTAAAGAAGTTCAGGAATATTATCTTTACAATGATAAAGGTATTACTGAGCAAACAACTCAAGGTGTTAAGTTGTCTTTAGATTCAGTGGTTTATGTACCATCTGGTTTCTTAGATGCTAATACTGGTATGATGATGTCTTATTTGCATAAAGCAATTAAGCCAACTAATCAGTTAAAGATGATTGAAGATTCTTTAGTTATCTACCGTATCAGTCGTGCGCCAGAGCGCAGAATATTTTATGTTGATGTAGGTAATTTGCCAAAAGTTAAGGCAGAACAATACGTTAATGATATTATGAACAAGTTCCGTAACAAGATTGTTTATGATGCAACAACAGGTGAGGTCAGAGATGATCGTCGCCATTTATCAATGATGGAAGATTTCTGGATGCCACGTCGTGAAGGTGGTAAGGGTACTGAAATTACTACACTTCCAGGTGGCCAAAATCTTGGTGAAATCCAAGATATCGAATACTTCCAACAGAAATTATATCGTGCGTTGAACGTGCCAATTGGTCGCCTTCAACAAGATGGTGGTTTTAGTATTGGTCGCGCACAAGAAATTAGTCGAGATGAAGTTAAGTTTAATAAGTTTATTATTAGACTACGTCAAAAGTTTGCGCACATGTTTACTGATGCACTACGTGTTCAGTTAATTGCTAAAAATATTATGCGCCCAGAGGACTGGGACTTAATTAAACAAGATATACGTTATAACTTTGTTGTTGATAACCACTACGCTGAATTAAAAGATAATGAAATCTTGATGGGTCGTTTAAATGCCCTACAATTAATTGAACCATATCTTGGTAAGTTTTATTCTATGGACTGGGTTAAGAAAAATGTTCTTATGCAGACTGAAGATGAAATTGAAGAAATGCAAGAGCAAATAGATTCCGATGAGGAATATCATATGAGTGATGCAGAACGAACAGGACAGTTGGCTGGTGTGACGCAAGCTGCACAACAGAACTTCCTACAAGCAAATGCACCACAGGCAACTGAGGCTCCAGTAGCCGATGCGCCAAAACCGAATGGTCAATAAGGAGATATTATGAGTACATTAGATTTAGTTTCAGCAATTATTAATAAAGATGCCACAGGTATTGATTCAGCATTTAATGCTGCAATGGCAGAAAAGATCGCAATTCGTTTAGATGATATGCACGCCAATGTTGCGCAAAGTATGTTTAAACAAGAAGAGTCAGAAGTAACTGCTGAAGAACCAATAACTACTGAAGAAGAATGAAATACTACGAATTAAAATCTTCTCTTCAAAAATCTAACATTGTTGAAAGTGTTAGATCTTATCGTCAGTTAATCGAACAGACTACTGGTGGAAAGATTTTAATTAATGGAATTGTTACTAATCATAAGACGATTGAAGAAGCAAGAAAATATATTAAAGAAGATTACGATACACATCAACTGGCCGAGAAAATAACAAAAGATACGTATCAAGAAATTTCGGATAACACAGTGGCCAGTATTATTAAAGAACACTACGATATTAAAGTTACTGATACCCTAATAGAATCATACATCGAACTTGCTTCTTCAAATATGTTTAGCGTTGATCTAGTTGTTCAAAAGATTCGCTCTTTAAATAAACTTGATAGGATTGTTGAAGGTAAACTACATTATATTCTTGCTGATAATTCTACTGTTGCAATTAACGAAGAAACGCAAGATCGCCTAAATAACTTATTAGGTAAACAAACAGAGATTATTGAGTTCATGAGAGAGTCAAAAGAGAACTTCTTTCATGTGCTTGAACAAATAGAGGAATAACATGGCTGCTATTAGATTTGATACACTTAGAAACGTCAACCAAGAAACTATTATTAAGTTTACTGGTGGTGCCACTGATACAGGTACAGTAGCGATTGCTGGTTTAGCTGCTACTACTCAGGCTCGTAATTCAGATACACCAATGGTAAATATGGTTCGTATTATTGCTTCTGGTTTGACTAATTCAAACCTAACAATCACACGAGGTGGTGTTGCGGTTTTCCAAGGGTCTCCTGGTGCTGCTATTGACTTTGAGTTTATCTCAAATGGTTTTTCTGATTCAGTTAACAATACATCTGATTTAGTATTTACTATTGGTACTGCCGCAGTTACTGGTTATATTACTTTACGTAAACTTGCTGGCTGGTCTACTAAAGTAGAAGACGCTACTTATGGTGCTTATGACGACAGAACTGTGGTAGGGAGCTAAGAATGAAATTAATTAGAGAAGTCTACGACACAACTAACGTAATCGTTGAAGAGAAGTTAGGTAAACCAAAACAATATTTTATTGAAGGTGTTTTCCTTCAATCAGAAATTAAAAACCGTAATGGTCGTATGTACAAAGAAAGTACAATGGATCGTGAGGTCGGTCGTTATCTAAAAGAAGCAGTTGAAATGAATCGCGCATACGGTGAACTTGGTCACCCAGAAGGTCCAGGTATCAACCTTGATCGTGTATCGCATATGATTACTTCTTTACGTAAAGAAGGTACGAACTATATTGGTCGTGCCAAGATTTTGGATACTCCAATGGGTCAAATCGCTAAAGGTCTTTTAGAAGGTGGCGCAAACCTTGGTGTGTCTTCAAGAGCAATGGGTTCACTCAAAACTAACGATGAGGGTGTTCAGGTTGTTCAGGACGATTTCATGCTGTCTACTGCAGCTGATATTGTTGCCGATCCTTCTGCTCCAGATGCTTACGTCAGGGGTATTATGGAAGGTAAGGAATGGACATTTGTTGATGGAAAGTTTGTGGAGCAAAATATTGAAGAGGTAAAATCTTTCATTAGAAAAACTTCTTCTAGAAATCTAGAGGAAGCAAAGATTCAGGCTTTCCAACACTTTCTGAGTAAAATCAGATAAAATATAAATAAATCATAGAACTATCCAGTTAGGAGAAATAACGATGTCAATCGAACAAAAAATCGCTAAAATTTTAGCAGAGTCTAAGAAACAAAAATTAGATGAAGCCAAATTGGCTGGCGCTGAAACAGGTAAAAAAGATGTTACTGCCAATGCAGGTGCTGGTGATCAAACACCTATCCGTGATGCATCTAACAATGTACCATCTGGTGGTGAAACACCAAATCCAGACAATGCACGTAACAATGTACAAGATGAAAAAGACGCAGAGAAAGCACCTACAGGTTCTATGAACCCACACAATGGTGACCAGACTCCAGTCAAGAAAGGTACTGCTGTTAAAGGCATGAAAGAAGATATCGACGCTATGTTAGATGGCGAAGAATTGACTGAAGAATTCAAAACTAAAGCTGCAACGATTTTCGAAGCTGCTGTTATGTCACGTGTAACTGCTGAAGTTACTCGTTTAGAAGAAGAGTTCGAAGCAAAAGTAGCTACTACTGTTGCTGAAGAAATTGAGGGTATTGTTGAACAAGTTGATGGATACCTCGGTTACGTTGCCGAGCAGTGGATGACACAGAATGAAATAGCCCTTGAGCGTGGTATTAAGTCTGACATTTTAGAGAGTTTCGTTGATGGTCTGAAGGGACTATTCGAAGAACACTATATTGATGTTCCTGAAGAAAAGTATGACCTACTTGCCGACATGGAAGATCAAATTAGCGAACTCAAAACTAAAATTGACGAACAAGTTGCTGCTAATATTACATTGACTAAAACAGTTAGTGAATCAAAACGTACTGAAATTGTCAAGTCGTTAAGCGAAGGATTGACTGATACAGAAGCTGAGAAGTTTACTGGCCTAGTTGCTGAAGTTGCTTACGAAGATGCAGAAACTTATGAGCAAAAAGTTAAGACTTTACGTGAAAGTTATTTCACTACTAAAACTACATCAGGTGTAACATCTGTTGTAACTGATACTCCAGTTGAAATCATTACTGAATCTACTGGTGCTAAAAAGAGTACAGATCCTAAAATGTCTGCTTACTTATCAGCACTCAACAATATTTAATTTTAAAAAAGGAAATCCAAATGGATCGCAAACAATTAATGGAAAAATGGGCACCCGTGTTAAATCACGAGGGTTCTGCTCCTATCACTGATAACTATCGTAAAGAAGTTACAGCTGTTCTCTTAGAAAACCAAGAGAAAGAAATGGCAAAACAATCTGAAGCTCTTTTCGAAGCTGCTCCAGCTAACAGCGTTGGCTCTTATGCTGACACTGGTGGTATTGCTAAATTTGACCCAGTATTGATCAGCTTGGTTCGTCGTGCTATGCCACAACTTATCGCTTACGATATCTGCGGTGTACAACCAATGACTCAACCTACTGGCTTGATTTTCGCAATGAAATCACGTTACAGCACTCAAGGTGGTACTGAGGCTCTCTTCAATGAAGCTGATTCTACTTTCTCTGGTGGTGGTACTCAAGGTGGTTCCGCTGCTGCTGGTAATGCTACTGCAGGTGCTGGTATTTCTACTGCTGCAGCTGAGCGTCTTGGCCAAGGTGGTACTGCTGATGGTTCTTTCGCTGCTATGTCTTTCAGCATCGAAAAGACTTCTGTAGTTGCTAAAACTCGTGCGCTAAAAGCTGAATACTCAGTTGAATTAGCACAAGATTTGAAAGCAGTTCATGGTCTTGACGCTGAAGGCGAATTAAGCAATATTCTCTCTACTGAGATTCTTGCTGAGATCAACCGTGAAGTTGTTCGTACTGTTTACCGTAGTGCCGTTCCTGGTGCTGCTGTTGGTACTGCAACTGCTGGTACTTTTGACCTTGACGTTGACTCTAATGGTCGTTGGTCTGTTGAGAAATTCAAAGGTCTAATGTTCCAAATCGAACGTGAAGCCAATGCTATCGGTCAACAAACTCGTCGTGGTCGTGGTAACTTTATCATCACTTCTGCTGACGTTGCTTCTGCTCTAGCAATGTCTGGCGTTCTTGATTATTCTTCTGGCTTGTCTGGTAAGAATAACTTGACTGTTGATGATACTTCTACTACTTTCGCTGGTATTTTAAATGGCAAGTATAAAGTTTATGTTGACCCATATTCTTCAAACGTGTCTTCTTCACAGTTCTTCGTAGTTGGTTACAAAGGTGCTTCTGCTTTTGACGCTGGCTTGTTCTATTGCCCATACGTTCCTCTACAAATGGTTCGTGCTGTTGATCCTAACAGCTTCCAACCTAAAATTGGTTTCAAGACTCGTTACGGCATGGTTGCAAACCCATTCGTTGACTTGGATGATAGTTCAGGTACTACTGGTGATATTATCTCCAATAAGAACTACTACTACCGTCGTGTAACTGTTACTAACTTGATGTAATAGTTAGAAACCTACGTAAGATAGGTGTTTTAAAAGGGGGACTTCGGTTCCCCTTTTTTTCTTCCTAAATAACTATATGACCATTTCTATTCCAGCTGGATTAAATCCACTATCACCCAATGGGTTCAACTTTAGTATTTCTAAGGTTCCCAATGTTACATTCTTTTGTCAGCAAGCAAGTCTACCTGGTATTACATTAGGAGATCCTTCTTTCTCGACTCCATTCTCTACGCAACCATTGCCTGGAGATACATTGTCATATGATCCACTACAGATTCAATTCATTATAGATCAGAACATGTTAAACTATAACATAATCTATAATTGGATTATCTCTTTAGGTTTCCCTGAATCATATCAACAATATACAACTCTACTAGCAGGTGATACTGTTCAGTACGATGAACTTGCAAAGAACTACTCTGATGGTGTATTGCAAATTATAGATTATAATAATAATCCAGTT